ATATCGAATTGATGTACTACGTGCTGAACTCGCGGACGCGAACGAGATGATCGCCCGGCAGGACTCCATACTCAAAACCATTAGAACAGTCTCCGCGCTATGAAACATAAAACACTACATGACAAGCCAAGTCTGATCGAACGTATCAAGGAGTTGAGCGCAGACCTAGTCTCTGTGAATAACATCCAGGATTCGCTCCGTGCGGCACTCGAAGCAACAAAAGAGAAAATCAAACTCTTCGACGAACAAGCCGAGCAAGTGAAAGGCTTGACTGCTTCTCTAGCTGTTAGTGAGCAGAACTTCAAGGACTCAGAAGAGGAGTTAAACGCTGTTGAGGCTCGTGAAACAGAGTTGAGGGAGAAGTGTTCTCAGTACCGCATTCGTCTCAACGCCCTCGACTACCTTGGTTCCGTTATAATCGAACTAACCTCACAATGAACCCCTCACTTCGCCCCTCCTCCACGTACTCCCCTCTCGCGGAGTTCACACTCGCCATTGTGGGTGAACCATTCACGGGCAAGACGTGTCTTGCCTTTGACCTCATGCCGCCGGACTTCGCCGTGCTGGACTACGAGCACAAGATCGCTCCCGCCAAGGAGCGTATCGGCGACAAGCCGTTCTACTACATTACACCGGATAGAGCAGACGACAACACCCCCATCCCGTTAGACAAGGTGTTCATGCGGAGTGTAGACCTTGCCAAAGCAGCACTCACCGAACCAAAGGTCACCGGCCTCATCATCGACAGCATCACCTCCGCCGGGATCTTTCTCGAAGCACACCTGGTCAAGTTTGCCGGTACTGGCAAAGACCTCATTATCGGTGGTGAGAGGGTAATGACTAAGAGTCACTGGAATCCCTACAAAGACCTCTTCCGTAAGTTCATCCTTGCGTTGAAGACTTACGGCAAGCCAGTCATCTGTATCTTCCACGAACGACTCATCGAGTCAGACGACTCGCCCACCGTGCTCCGCCCGATGATAGGTGGGCAGAGCAAGGATACGGTACTAAAAGACTTCTCCGACTCCTGGCGCATCGAGACTAAGACGTGCTCAGTCGCTGAACGCAAGGGAGGTTACAAGCGCATCGTCCGCACAGAACCCATAGCACGCTTGCCGCAACTTGGCCACTCGGCTAAGTCGTTACCGGCTGAGCTGGACATGGACCCCGCTGGGGCCTACCTTGACGTCATCCGTACCGCCTATCCAATGTTATGTCCGCAAGCGTGACCGTAGTAATCGTGTTCGTCGCTTTCGTAACTATCATGTGGCTAGCAATCCGTATCAACGAATCATGAGCACACTCACTTGGACACGGCCCATGAAGCCGTATAAAGGGACACGCCTTCGGCCGTTCAGCGTAGCCGACTTTAGCTGTTGGCCAGCTATCATCCAGCCGAAGTACGACGGCATACGGTGCATGACTAAAGGCGGCGTAGCCACCTCGGCGTCTATGAAGCCATTACCAAACCGGCACCTTCAGGCGTTCGTGCAAGCGTTGCCAGATGGCCTAGACGGTGAGATCATCCACCCCGATGGCTTCCACGCGGCGGACAGTTTCTGCATGTCGAAGTACAAGGAGCCCGGAAGAGAGCGCTACGTAGTGTTTGACAACTACCACCCTGGCCTACTGTTCGACCGGCTTGAACATCTCACATGGTTGGTCAAAAACCTGAAGTACGAAGGGCTTGCGTTGGCACTAACCATCGCACCGAGCACTACATGCCACTATGTGTCTGCCGCAGAGTACCACGTTGGTCAACTACTCGCAGAAGGCTACGAAGGCGTTATCATCCGGGCGGCGAACAGTCTCTACCGTTGTGGCCGCTCCACATCCCTCACTCAAGAACTGTGTGCCATCAAACCGTTCGAGGACACAGAGGCAATCATCACTGGTTACCTCCCCCTCCGCAAGAACCTCAACGTACCCACCATCAACGAGCTTGGCTTGCAGACTCGCAGTCATGAGAAGGCAGGCCGCTTCGCCGTGTCTATGCTCGGTGCGTTGACAGTGCACCACGACCGCTTCGGCGGTTTCAAGATCGGCTCCGGCTTCACGGAAGCCGAACGTCTCGACCTCTGGCAGCGTCGTGAGACGTTAGTTGGGAAGGTGGTCACCTTCAAGTATCAACTCTTCGGGTCGAAGGACAAACCTCGCATCCCGATTTATAAAGCTTTTAGGTCGCCGTTAGACCTAGAAATGCCAGAAACCTCTGGCGAAACACAAACACGAACAAACGTATATGAACAGTGATCCGCTTGACATCCTTAACCAAGACCTCGCCGCCGTTGACCTCACGCCCACCGTGCCAAAGCATGGGACCCGCGTGGAGATGACGTGCACGAAAGCAGAGGTCGTCACCACGAAGGCCGACGACCCCATGCTTAGTCTGAGCTTCGAGACCATCGACTCGTGCACCGCCCATAACAAGGACGACAGCATCGAGCCGGGGTATCGAGGCGTCTACATGGTCTGGCTTGCCAGAGTCAACAAGGACGGCAAGGACCGCTCCGAGACCATTAAGAAGGCGTTGAAGCGTACTCGCCGTGCGCTCACCGGCGACGAGACCGGGGCCTTCAACCCGGTCGAGCAGTACGTCGGCTGCACCGTCACCGCCAAGTGGGAAGTGGAGGAGAGTGAACAGTACGGCACACAAGGCCGCATCGTTGCGCTGTCCGAAGTCGTCCCTGCGGCTGAGTAGCCACTAGGAGGGGCGGGTGCCCCTCCTTTTTCTCATGAGAATCACCACCGCCACTGTCCGCACCAACGTCGAGGTGGCGCCTTTCCAGCACATACGTATAGAACTTACCGCTACCTTCGACGATAACGACGCCGATCTCGACGCTTGTCGAGAACAGCTTGCAGACGAAACACTCCTATTCATCGCTAAAGTTAAAAAGCACACAGCAATCCTCCGGCAACATGACAACGAACCCTTCTAGAATAATAACGATCAGTCCGAAGCTCATCGCCTGCACCGACCGTCAGCGCACCGACTTAGGTGACATCGACGCACTCGCGGACAGCATCAGGCGATTCGGTCAACTGCAACCCGTCCTTGTCACGGAGGAAAACCGGTTAGTCGCTGGTGGACGTCGCATCGCCGCTTGCATCGCGTTAAACATCGACGTACTCGCAATGGTTGACAGCAGTCTCAAACCTTCCGAGTTGGACATGTTGGAGTTGGAGGAAAACGTCCGGCGGAAGTCTCTCACGTGGCAGGAAGAGGTGTTGGCTATCGCTAAAATCCACGACAGTCAGATTGCCGCACAATCGCTAAACCACGTGATCTGGCTACCTCGCATGACGGGTGAACTTCTCGGCGTCTCGAAGAGTAGTGTCTACAACGCTACAGAGCTTGCAAAGCATCTCTTAGTGGGTGACGAGGCGATTATGCAGTGTACTGGTCCCCGTGACGCACTCCAGCTCATCCTCAAGCGTAGAGCACAGCATGCTGAGAATCATCTTGTTAGCCGGCTGAAGCCTGCCACGGCAACCTCCGCCGCAGGCCCGCACACAGTCGCCGAGGCGACTATCGAGTCACCGTCCCGTGCTAAACGCCATATCGAGATCGTTCACGGTAAGGCGTGCGAGTGGCTGCTGACTCAGAAAGATGGTTCGCTGAACTGCGTCTACACAGACCCACCCTACGCCATCGAGATGGGAAACATCTCGCAGGTCGGAGGTGGAATGGACACGTCGGATGTAGCGGACACGCATGTTGTCACAGACAACGTAGCCGAACTCACAGCCTTCGTTGACCTCGTCTCCACTAAGCTAGTACCGGGCAATGGCTTCCTTGGTATGTGGTGTGACTTCTGGAACTTTAGATGGCTAGCAGAGCGGTGTCTCGCGGCTGGGCTAGTTGTTCAACGGTGGCCACTGGTGTGGGTTAAGCAGAGTACGTGCCAAAATATGGCGGCAGCGTACAACTTCACCAAGACAACAGAAGCGTGCCTCATTGCTCGTACGCCGAAGAGCATGTTGGTCTCCGCACAGACGAAGGGGCACTTCTCCTGCGCGAACGAGAAACCGGATTGGATTACGAACCCATTCTTTAAGCCGTTGGAGCTCCACGAGTGGGTGTTGAAGGGTATTGCCACGCCAGGGACGGTAGTGGTGGACACGTACGGCGGATGCGGTAGCATCCCACTCGCGTGCATCGGTTCCCACTACGACGCTCTCATGGTCGAGATGGACGACGCGCACATCGCTGCGTTGAAAGGACACCTTGCATGAACAGTCAGTATCTAGTCCTCAGAAGTTATAACAGTATACACATACAACACGGACTGTTTGACAGTCTTGCAGAAGCAGACGCGAAAGCGCTTGCTATTCACGAAACAGCTATGAAACGCAGACACGCAGTGAGTAGAGGCGCGTACCCGGTTACCCGTGTTTACTTCCTTCTCAGTGAAGACAAGAGAAGATTATCATGAAACTATGCGTCAACTGTAAGTATATCATGAACCTAGGACCAGACATAGCCCCTTTTTGTGAAAAGACTGAATACGTAGATCCAGTAACCGGAACACCAAAGTTCTACACCTGTAGTTGGGCGAGAACAGCTGGCAGTAGTTGCGGTATAGCGGCAAGACACCACGAGCAAGCATTACCTCCTATCTTAACACAAAGATGGTGGCATTGGCTAGGATATAACAAGAATCGTATATGACCCCGATTATGAAACTATGTATTAACTGCAGACACCATAAAGCCATCTTTGGCTCCATCTCTAACCCACACGTCTGCTTTGCGGAAGCACAAATAGACCCAGTAACCGGCGACCTTCAATCCAGAACCTGTCACTGGATGCGTTATGGTCTTTGCGGGCCAGACGCTCGTCTATTCTCACCAACAAGCACAAATGACCCCGATCAAAATTAAACTTACCTACAACGGCGTCGACTACATCATCGAGATCGACGACTTTGACTACTCCGTCTCTTGCGTCTACCGCAAGACGAATGGATGCTATACGTACTTCGACGACATCAATGCTGACTTCGAGGACATCCTCGATACCCTTTGTGAAAGGCTTAGACCAGAGTGAACAACTTCTACCCCCTCCTAATCTGGGTGCTAGCAATAGCAGCTGTGGTTGAATTCGGACACAAAGAGTACACCTCAAAGGAGCTAGACGGTATATGTAGCTTGTACTGGCTAGGCGCTGTGTTCTGGTTCGCTCTTGGCTGTGTCACATTCCACTACACCACATGAGCACTCACCCGCGCTACCAAGCGCATCTCTACCACTGTCCTTGCGGCAGTGTCGCCGTGAAGGTGGACAACGTCGGACCGGTCTGCCAGCTATGTGTAGACCGGGAAACGAAGTGCCCACCGGATGGCCTCCGCCTTCATCGTGGTCTTTGCGGGCTACCGGGGTGGCGGTATGGCACGGATAATGTACAGAACTACAAGGTTCACCTACCACGATGACTCATGACCCAGTTTGCGCCCTTCACGGCCTCAAACGTTCAGAGCACCAGTGTCTCTACTGCTGTCTCTGCTTCACCTCACTCACCCTCGACCAGTGCAACATCCTTCCGGGCAACGAAATTGTTCGTGAGGACGTCTGCTTCCTCTGCGCCGCTAAACAAGCACAACGAACGCTATGGTACCAAACGAAATCCGTCCATGTAAACTCGCCATCGTAGGCGAAGCACCAGGAAAGCAGGAAGTTGAACAAGGCCGCCCATTCGTAGGCGGCAGTGGACAACTCCTATTCGCGCTACTCGGTAAGGCTGGTGTAGCACGTACAGACGTCTCTGTGCTCAATGTCTCCCGTCACCGGCCGTTAAACAACGAGTTCGACACGTTCGACTGGGACGACATGGAGGTCCAACTCGGCATCGAACAGCTAAAGAGCGACCTGCTCATCGCACAACCAAACTGTGTCCTTGCTTGCGGCAATGCAGCATTCCACGTCCTGACGAAAGGCAACGTGGCCCCACCACGTAAGGGCAACCTCTACGACTGGCCACAGAAGATTAGTTCATGGAGAGGCTCAATCGTACCCGGCTTCTACACCCCGAAAGTAGTTGCCTCCTACCACCCGGCAAACATCCTACGGAACTACAGCAACAGGCCGTTGCTCACGTTCGACGTAGCCCGCGCGGCAGCGCAACGTGCTGATAGTGTAGTGCCGACTCCGGCTCGCTGTTACGAACTCCAGCCCACTGTGGCCTACATCATCGCGCAGCTAGACGATATCTGTCGCAACCACTCCACCGTCTCCGTGGACATCGAAGGCGGAGTGGGCAACATCACGTGCATCGGAGTGGCCACCTCCCACGCCAACGCGTTCATCATTCCATTCGGGAAGGCGCACTGGACACTAGACGAAGAGTGCACCATCTGGAAGGCGCTCGCGACTATGCTCCGGGACCCGCTCGTACCGAAGATCCTTCAGAACTACCTCTACGATGCGTTCGTGCTGTCGTGGTGGGCAGGCTGCCACGTCCGGGGCCTAGCGGACGACACCATGCTCGGTCACTGGGAACTCTTTCCAGAACTACCCAAAGCACTCGACCTCCAATGTAGTATATATACCACCCAACCATACTACAAAGCGGGTCGTAAGGCGTATGGCTTGGAGCACTTCGAGTACTGCCTCACCGATTGCACGGTAACGTTCGAGTGCCGTGACACCATCCTAGCACGTCTACGTGCTGACGCTGAAAAGCACTATCGAACAAACGTAGCGTTGCTGGCGCCCTTCCTCTACATGCAAACTAAAGGAGTGCGGTTCGATCTGGTCGGCGTAGCCGCCGAACGGAAGAAGCTCCAGGCGGAGGTGTACGAGGCGCAGCATGAGTTGAACCTCGCCTTCGATGGCTACTCTCTCTCTGCACACGGCGCAGGAGAGCTACTCGACACTGTCGCTACTGCTTGCTGTATGAAGCGTGCGATAGTCGTAGACACCGCCGGGCTACGCAGCAATCCCAAGGCACCGTGGCGTGTCTCCATCCACGCCATAGCGGCCATTATCGACCGGTGGCCAGACATCACCCCTGCTGAGTGGGGGCAGCTTGAGACGGAGACGGGCGTTGGTATCAACGTCGACTCAAACAAGCAGATGGTCCAACTGCTGTACGACAACATGGGCTTGCCCAAACAGTACCGCAAGGTGCGCGGCAAGCGTACAAACTCCCTGAGCACAGACGCCTTGTCTATGCTGACTCTCTACACTAAGTCGCAGGACGACCGTCTCTACCGCCTGCTCCGCCTCCGTCAGAAGATTGACCGCATTAGTGCACTTAAGCTCCAGTGCGATGACGATGGCCGGATGCGGTGTAGCTATAACGTGGTGGGCACAGACACAGGCCGTGTCTCATCCTATGAGACTGCTCACGGTACAGGCGGTAACATGCAAAACCGTACGAAGTCCCAGCGGAAGTTCTGGCAAGCGGATGCTGGGTACTGGTACTTCCAATGTGACCTAGTCGGTGCAGACGGCTACACCGTCGCAGCACGCAGCGCAGCCCTGGGCGACCCCACCATGTTGGACGACTACCACGCTGGCTGTAAACCAAAGAACACCATCGCGTTGATGCACGAACACGGAGCAGAGGTGAGTAAGCTTACCCGCCCCGACCTTTGCCGTATGGCAAAAGACGAACTAGACCCTGACGGCTGGCTAGTCTTCGCGTGTAAGGTATGCCAGCACGGTGCCAGTTACCTCATGGGAGCGGAAACGCTCTCGGATACGATCCTTAAACTCTCGTTCAAGTTTGGAGAGAAACCCATATATGTTAAACCAGAAATCTGCGAACGACTTATCCGCCTATTCCTTGGCCGGTTCGCTGGCGTACGGATGTGGCATAGAGACTGCCAGAGAACCCTTATCGAAACCGGTACGCTGGTCTGCGCAAGTGGCCACACACGTCGCTTTTACGGGCGCCGCCATGACCACGCCACGCTCAAGGCATACTTGGCGGAAGAACCGCAACAAAACACAACCTTCCTCACTAATCAAGCTGCTCTGCGTCTGTGGCTCGATCCAGAGAACAGGCGATCAGACGGCTCTCTCATAGTGGAACCCCTCCACCAAGTACACGATGCAATCTGCGGCCAGTTCCCGAAGGACCAACTAGCGTGGGCAAAGACCAAGCTACACGAATGGTTCGACAATCCCATCAACATCGCCGGCATCCCTTTGACTATTCCATTTGATGGAACCTTCGGGCCTAGCTGGGGAGAGACGGAGGGTGAGATATGATCCACCACACACACTGCCCTCATTGCGATCACGAGTTTGAATTTGACGACTCGGATTCATGTACGGCAAACGACACAGAACAATTCATCCTCCTTAGTCTATTACATCAAACTACAAAAGACTTCCTTGTTAAGCTAGATGCTGGGAAAAAGTGGAAGGACGGAGATTGAACTTCCTAGCAGATTACGACAAGTTCACCTCAGGCAACGAGGCGAACCGCAACTACCATATGTGGACAGCGCTAGCTGTACTCTCGACACTTGTCAGTCGCAAGGTGTGGATCGACTTAGGCTACTTCAAGGTCTACCCTAACCTCTACCTGGTGTTGCTCGGCCCTGCCGGTAACAAGAAGACCACGGCCATGTCCCTCGGCAAGAAGATGGTGCTTCGACTGGACGAGACGTTAGTCTCGGCCGACTGTCAATCCGCACAGGATACCGTCAAGATGCTAGCAGACACCGGTCTCAAGATACTTCAAACAAAGGATGGGCTGTACGAGTACTCCCCAATCACAGTCTTTGCCACAGAGCTAAGTCAGTTCGTCGAGATCGACCCGGCGCGGATGATCGACCTATGGGTTACGATCTATGACTGTGACCCATACACGAAGAAGACGCTCCGGCATGGTGGCCAGACCATCATCAACCCCTTCTTCACTATCCTTGGATGCACGGTGCCAGACTGGATCACACGGCACCTCAAATCGGACATCATCACTAGCGGCTTCGCCCGCCGGTGCATATTCGTGCTGGAAGACTACAGCGAGCGCCGTGTTCCCTTCCCCCTCATAACGCCAGAGATGAAGTTTGCCTACGACTCCTGTATCAAGCGGGGTGCAGAGCTTATGAGGTTGTACGGCTGCTTCTCCTGGGACCCGGCTGCGAAGGCGCACTACGAGAAGTGGTACATGACTCGTGAGATAAAGACCGACCCAGACATTGGGTCGTTTGACCGCACAAAGTACATCCAGATTCTGAAGGTGGCTATGCTGCTGGGTGTAGCTCAAAGCGACGACCTTGTCATGACGATCGAACTCTTCGAGTTAGCCCGTTCCATGATAGACGCCATCATTGTCAACCTCCCCGCCGTGTTCCGCGCCGTCGGACGTAACCAGCTAGCAGACGTCTCCTCCAAGATGCTCTCTATGCTGACGGCTAGTGGAGGCTTTATGCGGTACAATGACGTTATGACCGCGTTGTGGAAGGATGCTAACTCTGGCGAGTTGTACCAAGTCCTAAGCCACTTGACTAGTATCGGGCAAATCCGACGTGTAGCTATCGGCGGCATAGATCACGTCATAACAGAAACGAAGTTCCGTGAAATCGAGGCTGCTAAAACGGTCGCCCCTCAGCAATCGCAGACGCCTCCTGTCGAGACATAAACGGATTGCTATCCATCAGTTGATCCATCAACATCGTCGAACGCACCTGCGTATTTGACGGCCTAGCGCCTGGGAACCCTATTTGGGCTTCCAGGCGTTTTTTCGTCTGCAACCGTTCCATCTCACTGACTCGCTGAAACCCACCACGGAGCGCCAGCCGTTGACGGTCAGAGGCGTTCGAAGTGGTGCCGGTGCGAGCAGGGTCGTACGGCAGCAGCAGGTTCAACGCAGCATCTGCAACGTACCTCGCCCCCGCGGCTGCACTGAACCCCTCGACCTTACTCTGTCTAGCGAGCAGCGCGTCTCGCACACCTTCACTGTCACCGGCCAACAGTTGCTCTCCCATTTCACGGTAAAACCTCGACTGGGCGTTGGCTGCAATCTCATCCCCTCGTTGCATTTGTCTTTGTGCATCACGTAGCTTTGTTAGTCTCGCCGGCCTGAACCCTATCGCGTCAAGCATCAACTCGCCTGGCGTGGGCTCTAACAACTTCCTCCCCGCGTTATCCTTAACCTCCCACCCATCCCTCCACAACTTCACCACGTTCTTATACGCAGTCGGCATGATCGTCTCCGCTGCATCACCCACTAGTCCCTGACTCGCCTGCCCGGTTGCTTTTACTATGTTCTCCACAACGGAGCCAGTTGGCCCCATCACGTTAGCAAGCCGGAAGCCATCGTAGGGTGACACACCCATTACCTGACTAATAGCCAGCCGGCTACTCATATCAACGCCAGCGAAAGAGTAAGGTGCACCACGGAGGGCGAAATCCGTCAACAACCCACCACTCTCCTCGTCCTCATTGAACAGGTCACGCAGCCCATCCTCGACGGCCTTCCGTGCCTGCAATCCCGGAAAGATATCCTCTAACACCGCCAGCGCGGCTCCAGTTCCAGGCAGCCCCAACCCACCAGCCAACGCCACCTGCGTCGCGATAGTCTGCCCCAGCGCTTTCTGTGCCGCCTTCCTCTCCACCGGAGTGAGCAACTTCCGCCGGTCAATACTCTCTGCGCCTAGCTTCGCGAAATGAGAGAGTATGCCGAAGGTGTACGTCCCTAGCGAATAACCTAACCCCATCACTCCTTGAAACTTCCCCGCCCTGGCAAACATCCCGATAGGTTTCGCCGCTGCCCCACCACCGTACATGGTAGCTCTGGTGGTGTCTGTGGCATACTCATGCGCACCAGCCTCTGTCATCTTCACCACCTTACCATTCTGTAACACGCCATGCCGTCTCGCGGCATCGAAGGCTGACATATACGCTATGAGGTTGTTCAGCTTCGGCACCTGACTATAGATGGTTCTCGTCACATCCACATAGCTGTTCAGCGCTGCTTTCGCACCCCTCCCAACTTTCTCCCCCACCGTCCCGCCGCGCATCAACCCCCTAAGATTGAGGAGTGCATCATCCGTGGCTGAGTAGAACTCCTGCATCACACCAAAGTCAATCGTCTGCTCCCGCACAGCCTTCTGTAACCCGCGAGACATAGCGGGGTCAACATTTGCAATCCGCTCCACTAACCCTTTACCCTTCCCTGTCGCAGCGGTACCGAGCATACGCATTGCCACACCGAGTGAACTTAACCCAGCACCAACTTTTCCAGTATCCCTAGTCAACATAGGCCATAACGCAATCAACGCCTGCGTAGGCTCGATCAACATAGACGAGATATTCATTCCCATGAAGTACGCGAAGTTCAGCTTCTTCAACGAACTGAACTCCCTTGCGCTAGGATTAAGTACCGTGTTGAAGTGATCCCGTGCTAGATTTAGATTGATGTCACTTCCCCTAATACTCGGATCACTCAGCGCAAGCTGCACCTCGCCCTTAGTAATCTCCTTCGCCAACCCATTCGCCATGCTGGTGATATGAGTCAGGAACCCCTTCACCATATCCACATCTTCCCGTCCAGGCGCTAGCTTCCGCTCCTTCATATACCGCTCGGCGCTCTTATCCTCCACCTGTTTGAGGGTAGCCTCAAGCGGCGTGTAGTTGAACTGTCCAATCTCATCCCCGCCCCACCCAGCCTGAATCTGTTCCTTCAGCAACGCAGCATCCTCGATGGACTTAATATGCGTGATGAAGTCTGGGTTCAGCCCACTATACTGCTGACTCCTGTCATGCTTCCGCCACGCACGAATGTTCGACACATTCGGATCTCGTTCCAACTGCTGCAGTTTTGCAACCAGCTCGCCTTCTGTCTCAAACCCAGCAGAGCCGTGCTTCTTCTGTGCACGATCTCTCCACACAACCATGTTCTCACCAAGCCGAATCTCGGACATGAACCAGTCGGCCCCTTCCGTCCGCTCCTCGAATGCCTTCAGCTTGTTGATGAACTCCATGCTATGCTCCATCACCTTGCCGCCGATGGTCTCCGCTTGCAACGCGACTAGCGCATTCTGGTCCCCATATGCCGCAGCCCGTACTAGCTCAAAGATACGCTTCCCGGTCGCCTTCGCCACCTTTGAACTCATCGACTTGTCAGTCAGCATCAGCCGTCTCGCCACCGCGATTGCACCAATTTCTCGCATAGACGCTAGCAGCATCTCTCTCATTCTCGGTGCAACTTTCTCCACATTCCTATGGAAGTCAATAATCCGTTGCTGGTGCTCTGGCTTCGTGACACCATACCGTGTAGCAATCTCACGCATCTCCACATCAGACATCACCTTCCCTGGCTGACCTGGAGTCCCATCCGCATTCACAGTTCCCTGCTTCGCTAACGCGATATGCACTGCTGCGTCGTGTGCCTTCTGGTTTTTTGTCAGAAACTGGATGCCGGTGGTGGCCACATCTAGCTTCGCACCAGCAGGGATAAGGCCGAAAATCTTGTGCTCCTTCAGCATCGGTAGCGCCATGTAGTGTGCCTTCTCGTTTGCCATAGGACGGAAGCGGAACACCGCGTCGATGGCTGGACGGAGTACTGGATACCGCTTGGCCAAGTGAGCCGGCAGAGCGAACGTCCGCTCGATCCAACCGGGGGATACACCGAAATGCCTCTCCACCGTTTCCTTCGCACCTCTACCCATAGCGACAGACGCATACTCTACAGCCGCTGCACCATAATCGACGTTGAGGAACCTAGTCGCCTCATCCACCCCCATGCCTAACGCTCCCTGCCCCACTAACGCTCCATACTCGCTTGGCCGTTCTTCCGCCAGCGCACTCATCCTCTTCCCCACGTCATCTATCAGCTTCTGGTCTTTCAACGCGCCACTGATCGTCTTGTCGAGGAACTCCACATCAGCGCCGAGTCGATCAGTCGCCTTGTACACACGCACGAAGTCATCCATCGTACTGAACAGCGCCCGGTCAAACTGCGCGAGGTAATCTGGCCCATGAACGAACCGCACTCCCTCCCGCCTCAACCCACTCTCCGCAGGGCGGACCATCCCCAGCACGCGGAACGCCACATAATCCGAAACAAACTCTGCTGGATTCACCCTCGCATCACTAGTGCGCGCTTCGACATACCCCATCAACTCTCCGCGATACTGCTCTGGCACATTTGCCTCGATCAGATCACGGACGATCGTCCCTCGCTCCCCAGCGTACAGGCCTGTTACCTTCCGCACGAACACGTCCATCGCGGCTTGCTGTACACCCTCCAACTCTCCATACTGTGACCGCCGAGTGAGGATGTGTGTAATCTCATGTGCGAAGACTTGCATCATGAGGAACTGTTTCTGTGCGAGATGCGGCAAGCTGTTGTAGAACCTGCTGTTCGACATAGTCAGCATGATGGCGGCCGTAGCACCAGGGAAGTTCACTGCTTCTCCAAGTGCACCAGACCTGAACGTCGGGCCGAGCTTCGTAGCATTCGTGATGTTGTCGAACGTTCGCGCGATACGCACCGCACTCTCAGCAAACAGCAACGCCTCGCCTTCCGGCAACCCCAGCTTCATGAACTCACTCTTAAAGTAGAAGTGTGTCGTGGCGTCGAACGCATCAGGCGTCTCATACCCACTCCGCTTCTCAAAGATTACTTCATCTGCCGTCCTCAGCTTCTTGTCAAGGGAGGCGTGCCGCCGCCATAACGTCTTCGTCACTCTCGCTGTGGCGAAGTCTCTCGTCGGTGTCACCATCGTATCCCACACCTCGCCCATAGCAGCCTGCAACACTCTCTTCACCGGGCTAGGCTGTCCCTTCTTCCCGGTTGCCCACACGCTGAACAAGCTGTGGAGCGTGTTCGCATACCGTAGCCGTGCAGCATTAAACGCCTCCTGCGCCATTCCATCTATGGTCGCTACGCTTGCTTCCGGAAACCGTTTAACGAGTGCGGCCCTCGTGGCGTCTTGCACATCATCCCCCACCTTAGCCTCCGGGAAGTCCTTCAACATCTTCTCCGTGACATTCCCCCGGTATGCGTTAGCTTCGGCTGTCGCCTGCTCCGTGTAACTCCCAGTATGCCTCAGCACTCTCTCCTTCACGTCCAGCACACGCTGACTGTGCCGCTGCCCGTCAACCCCTATCACGATCTCCCCGTTCCCGTCATACCGTATCTCCACTCCCCACTCCTTCGCACTGACGATAATGTCACGCGTATTCTCCAGCACGTTCGCTAGCTCCATCCCGCTGGTCGTCTTGCGCTCTCGCTCCACCAATCCCACCTTCCCGCTCTTCTGATAGTTAATCTCCCCTGTCACTGGGTTGATAATGATCTTCGCCAGCGTCAGATTCTTCAGCTTCCCCTTCTTAAACTGCAGCACCTTGAGTGTCTCCACCACATCTGTGCGCACCTGATCCGCAATCGTGCCCGCTTCGATTTCACGCACCGTGCCGCTCAGGCGCTCACCCATACGACGTACTTCATCTTCATCCAGAAACTGCTCCACTTTCATCTGCCGCTGTAACTCAAGGTCATCGTCCACCCTGAACTCTGTACTCCCCTCTTGTAGCAACGCCCTCTGCTCATCATCCAACATCTCCATAAACGAGGCAGCCCGGTCGAGTGGCGTAGTCTCATACTCACTCCCCTCACCCTTCTGCCGGAACCTACTCTCCTTCTTCCGTAACCCGCTCAGCAACACCTCCCGCGGGTCACGAGGGCTGCTGTACAGCTCTTTCCTCTCTCCAACTCCCTTCGCCGCATCCAGCCACCGCTTAGAGTTATCCGTCGCCCGCCCCGCCTTGACATCCTTATACCCCTCCATGAGGTCAACAGCATGGTCGAACATCTTGTACAACCCATACCGACTCACAACGTCAGCAAAGGGACCGGTACGTCCACTCCGGGTCACCTCGAACCGGTACAGCATATCGGTCAGCCCCTCAAACGCACCAGTTAACTCAGGGTCCTCCGACAGCACTCGCATCTTCTCAAACAGTACAGCCTCCGTGTCGGCCGTCACACCCTCCGTCTCCGCCTTCCGGTCCTCCCCAACTAGCTTCGACAGCTTACTCCGCCGCTCCTGCGCCTCCCGCACAGCCGTCCCTTCCTCCACCTCCCACCGTGCTTCCAGGTGCTTAGCATACGCGCCTTCGGTTAGTCCGAGTAGACTCTGCAAATCCCTCACCCGTCTCGCTAATAGCGCGGCATACCTCTCCGCAGCCACTCCACCACTATACCCACCGTCCCGTTCAATCGTGGTCGCTAGCTCGGTGAATCGCTGTGCATACTCTCCATCCGCCAAGTGCAGCAACTTCCGCACATCCTCTGGTGCGTGCTGTGTCACCTGCACCCTCAACTGCTCTGCCTCTACCTGCAACAGCGCAAGCTCATCCGCGGTCGTCAGCCGGACGCTGTTCGGATCCCCCTCGCCACGGGTTAGCATCCGCTCCAACCGTGTCCGCTGCTCTCCCTCCGGCAGCAGTGACACCAGCCCCTCCACTGCACCAGCTTTCCGCTCCGCCGGTGAGATCTGGCGGGAGAATCCAGTAAGATCATACTCCACTTGCGAGTGTGAGTCAGCGGCCTTCTGTGCCAACTCCTCAAGACTCCCCACCCCCACTTTATCCATTGCCGCTTGACGCTCCTCGGCAAAGGTCTGCCGAAGCGCATTCTCCTTCTGCACAAAACTCGCTTGCGCCTTCTGCGACGCCTCAGCCGCCTTCGCTTTCGTTAGCGTTGGCTTTTCAAACGCTTTAAGTTCTCCCGGTGTAGCTTCACGGAAAGCGGTATAGTAGGACCCATCTGTTCTCGGTGCTTGGTACTGCACCATCTCGGTAGGTTTTCCACCGATGAAGACTTGAGCGGAGTCTTTAGCCGCGCCAGCGAACGATTTCGTGGTGACCTTACCGAGTGACTCTCTCGCATACACACCATCTCCATACAGCATATGACGCGCTTCAACCAGTTCATCAGTCTTTCGTCCTTTCGCTAGAGCAGAGAACCGCTCTAAGATGTACTGTTTCGCTGTACCATAGTCGGTCACGCTGTCTAGCGTCATCGCCGGCGTAGGCTTCGGTGCAGCACCCTCACCGTACACCGCCACTCGCTTCGGCTCCGCGACGTCCGCGCGGAAGTACTCCTGGAACGCACGTTGCTGTTTCTGCACCGCCTCCGGTCCAAGCAGCACCTCGACCACCCGCGCTGGGTGCTCTAGCGACTGTACGTCCACACCCATCAACGTCTCCAGCATAGACCCTTTCCGTGCTGTCGCACCTGCGCCAAGCCATAGCGAGTCAAGAGGTGGTAACTCTCGCCCACCCTCCGGTGTGATGCGCACCTTTGCGCTCTCCCTACCACCACGTCGAGCTAGAACCTCCTCAACATTGAACCCCGCCACCGCTGAAATAGTACCATCCTCTGCCCTCGTCAGAAACCTTTCCCCCTCCGGCCTACCTAGCATGTCGTCCATAATGACGGACACCATCCGTCGAGTGCTATCCGTCGCGCCTGCGTTGATCCGCTCCATGTTCAACGGACGACCTTCCGTCCCGGCGATCATAACCTCAGACATCACGCGCTGGTACATCTTGTTCGCGTCAGTCGCAGCAGTAGCACGCTGTTTCGGGTCAGCGATCTCATTCAGTACACTCTCTACCCGTTTAGACGTACTCGCGACATCCATCTGCATTGCGTCGTTCGCAGTCTCTGCCGCTCTAGTCGCTTCCCTCACTACACCGTGAAGTTCTATGTTCGCTCTCGCTCTGGCGTTCGACCCAGCCTCGCCACGGAACCGTGGCCGCACAACTCCCGCCGCTTCCAGCAACGTGAACGGCAACTGCCCTGCCACCAACTCAGCGTAATGTCTATCATCGAAGGGTGCTGGACGACCAGTAGCTGCCAACGTCGTGCTCTGGATGGCCAACTCCTGGTTCAACAGTGCACCGACATTCCGGCCAGCGAACTCTGCGGAGCGTTCTGCCACAGGTAGTAGTACACTCTTCACAGCCGGTGCACCGCCCGGCATTCCAGAAACAGTCTCCCAGAAGCCTCGCTTCAACGGTGCCATTGCAAGTTTCTCACCAGCCCTAATCATCGGCGGCAACAGGCCAAGGCTTGCAGCACTTGCCGCACCGGCAAGTTTGCTATCCGTAGCGGTGTACGTATTGGCATAGTTCGAGGCTAAGCCGGCCGCAGTCAATCCCTTTCCTACCCACCCGGCAGGAGTGAACATAGCAGCAGTCTCTAGTGCGCCACGCGGTAGGCCAGTCCCTAGCTCGTTCGCCAGATCAGCGTACTTCTCATAGCCCAACTCTCGTGTCACGGACTCCGCAAACGCACCTATTGGCTTGCCTACTGGGGCGAACATCCTATCTATCGTATGACTCGTCCGCTTAACCCAGTTATCGTTCAACCCTGCTGAATACTCCCCACTTCCACTAACCCGGTTAGCGAGTGCGGCAAAGTCTTGCAACGGCAGTTCCGCTAGCTGTGGGTTGCTCTTCCCCAGCGTGCGATGCAGATCAGCCACCTGCCCATATGTCAATTCGCTCGGTTCCGGCATAACATTCTATTGGAAGTATCGCAGCATCGCTGCGAGTAGTTGTGGAGACGGTCCGGCAGACTGCTGGCTTGCCATGAGTGGTCCGCCGCCGCCGAGGTTCTGCATCTGCAACCCTTGTCCCATGTCTGGCGCTTGTGGTAACTCTAGCGGCTTAGCGTTATTCACAGCCAATGCACCAAGGTTTTGTGCGAAACCTTGGCCGCCTTCCCCGCTTGTTGCACCTCTCGCAAGCTGACCAAAGAAGCCGCCGCCTTGCTCTGGCAACGTCTCTCCAAACGCCCCACCTGCACCCTTGCTCCAGTCGCCCAGCGTCATACCACCCGCACCGCCTGCTGCCGCACCTGCTGCACCGCCTGCCATGCCGGCAAGTATATCCCCAGCACCACCTTCAGCCGACCCACCAAAGATGCTACTCTGATCGAATCCTGCGTTCATCTGGCCCATACCGGGTTCCATGTCTCCACCCATCGGCTGCATCTCACCTTGTCCCATTCCCTGTTGTCCCACGCCGGTTGGATTAAGGTTCATGAACGCCTTCTGAGACGCTGTGCCCTTCTCCAGACCCTTCATGATGGCCTGTAATGCGATTAGTGCTAGTCCTTGTAATGCCATAATGCTATCGTCGTTGAGTGTCGCGGCTGATAAGCTCCATCGCTTGACGGAGGAGGTTTTCGTCTAGCTGTTGGGGTGGAGATACTGCGTTAGTCTGTGGTGTCTGCGGTATCTGCGGCGGGGCGGCAATCCCCACACCTAGACTAGTACCCGACGGCTGGCCAAACAAGCGTTGTAGAATAGCCAAGACAGCAGGTGGGATAGGTTGCTCTAGTAACGTTGGCGTTCCACCAGCGATGTTCGCTCCAACATCGAACAGTGAAGTTGATCCACGACTTGGATCTTCCACAGTCCCACCGAGCGCGCCGTGCACGTTCTCTAACAGTGAAGGTATAACCTGTCCCAGCCACCCCTTGTTACCTTCTGCAGTCTGTTGCTTCTCCGCTTCAGTCGCTGCTCTACCTGCTTTGGCTTTTTCCAGACTAGCACCTAATCCACCTGCCGGCAAGCCTCCATCCGTTGTCCCCGTGCTGCTCGGCACAATACCATTATCTCCCAGCAACCGCCGTATGATCTCTTCACCAAACGGTGAGGTGAAAGCGCCAGTTGTGTAGTTCATCAAATTGGGTAGTACTTGTGCCGCGCCAACTAGGCTACTATCCACCCGGTACTTGTTCAGGGCCACGTCACTGTCTAACCCACTCTGTGCCACCTTTGGTGCAAACTCTGCCTCCGTCTGCGCCTTCGACAACGTCGACGGCTGCAACGCACCCGCCCTTTCCTCAGCGCCTGTGAAGCCGGCCGTCTGCGCACGCATCTGCTCCATCTGCGCGTCGTTCATATCCGAGTACGGATTCTTAATCCCCAACTTGCCTAGGATAAGCCCTAAGTCTGCAGGACGTAAGTTAAGCCCATACCCCCAATTTGGAAGTCCAGGATAAGCCATATTACACTACCTTCCCTAGCGCACCCCATAGGGCGAGCCAAGCTTTGCAGTACGGTGCGAACATGGCACTCGACTGCTTCGATGATTTGTCTCCGTAGATGTAGGCACCATAGTGCAGGAACGGCTTGATTAGCACGAAGTTCACCACCCGCTGTACGAGCGCAAAGCGCTTCATCGCAGGCACAAGCCACGTGCTCATCCACTTATACCCCTTTCGCCGAACCGGCGTGTAGAAGTCCCGCCTTGCCAGGTTGATGTACCAGGGCAACCGTCCATTCAACGCCTGAAGGAAGATAAAGCAGCAACTGATACCGCCTTGCCATCCGCTCTGATCGCCGCTTCCAGAGAAGTTGTCAGTCTGCTTGTCATTCGTCTGGCCTTGCAGCGTAGACGCGAGCTGGAGTAGTTGGAGATTGTTCAGCTTGTTGAAGTCTAACTGCTTACCCGCAGCCAACCCACGGTTGCCAACACTATCAGTAATACCAAGGATACCGCTGATCGCTTGCAACACGTTGTTCGTCCGCTGACCCTCAACGCCTGCCATTCCCATGGACGCGTTCATCACGTTCCCTACATCCTGTTGCTGCGCCTGCCGTACTTCTGCCCCTCTCCCCTGCGCTAGTCTCTCGCTCATCACTCCCTGCGCAATACCACTCCGTGCCCCTCCGCCTCGAACTGCTTGCGGTCCAGTCTCAGCCATAGCCATTGCATCCCCCGCACGCTTCCGGTACGCTGCCTCCGTATCCGCTTCGAACGATCCACCATAGGGATCACGCCGGGCCACCGATGCGAGTGAAGACTTGCCATCATATGAAGTTGGATCTGTCCCAGAGAGACTGAGCAGATTACTATACCCCGGCTGTGTCTCTGGTGCAGCCGTCATGAGGTTGCTAAACAGAGTCGACTGCAACGCAGACAGCGCTGGGTCTGTTCCAGCATTCTGTGCATTCTGCGTGACTAAATCGTTAAGCCCGCTCGGTATAGTCATATACCGCTCGTGCAGTCCGGTACCAGTGCGACTAAAACCACCACTACTACCTCCCCCACCTCCGCACATCACACCTTCCCCACCCGGGTACTCCGCCTTCGTCACCGCAACAACATACTCCGCTGTTTCTAAGAAGTCTTTCCAGTCCATTACTTTAGTCCTTTCTCAAATACGATGAAGGCCGGTTTGAATTGCAACTTCTTCTTGAACAGTTTCATTGCTGCGCCATTCATACGTCTGCTTGATGCTCTAAGTTTGTCAAAGCCTTTCGCCGTTGCCCACTCTTCTGCATAATGCACCGCCTCATCTGCTGCACCGACATACTTGCCATTGCTGTACGCAGCATATATTAGTGCTACCTTCTCAATGCTGCCAGCCGTGTCATCCACCACCATCACGAATCCCAGTGGCTTGTCGTTCTTAGACAAAAACACAGCGAACACTGCCTCCATCTTCCCGCTTACAACCTGCAATACCTGTCCAGCAAAGTCATCCCATGACACACGTACGAGCTCTTCCAGCGTATCAAACCCCTCTCGAATGAACGAGACGTGTTCCATAAACTCGTCCAACGAGGTAAGCAGATGGAGCTTATACGGCTGTCTATCGCCTCGCCCTTGTCTGTACAACATTGTCTTCATAACCGTGAAATACGAAGCTCTTCACATCACCTTGTGGGGTGAAGCGGTAGCGCAGCACTCGGCCAGCCTGCACCGGGAACGTCAACGCCTTTTCAGGAAGAGTGGTGTTCCAGGTACCACAGTTGACGTACGTCACTGTATCACTAATCCTATCTCTAGCACTCACCTCCACTTTCACTCCACTATGCGTGCCGGCCACCGCAAGGATGATCCTACTAACCTCCTTCATCCCCTCCAGCGTGCCAAACAGCATATCCCCAGTCTCGACAAGGATAGCGTCGTGCGTCAGCGGAGAGCCGGTGAACGTAGCCTTGTAGAGACTAGTCGTTCCACCATGCAGAATGTGCCCTCCCTCTCCCGTCTCGTCTAGATCCTCCACATGCCCAGTGTACGTACTCACAGCAGCTGTCAACTCCGATACGGTCTTAGCCCGCTCCGGGACCACTCCGTGTGAGTTCACGTAGACTGGTGCAGTCCGCACAGACCACGTCTTATTCGTATAGTTGTAAACTACCGCATTGTACGTATCACCAGCCCCGATAAACCACCAGCCAACCTCAGACGCCTCCCGATCCACGAAGGAGAATGTTAGTCGAGCGTTTGCTGTACTAGTAGTAAGGGTGTCCACAAAGTACTCCGAAACAGCTGCCCCAACATTCTGCAATCCGCTGCTCTGAGAGTACATGAAGAATGAACCATGGTGGATGTCAAACCACACTACGCTGTCCGCCAAGCCGGCTGTAGCATACGGCAACCCATTCCCTACATCCTTAATCAGCGGCCGGACGTGCATAACCCTAGGCAAACCAGTGTACGTCATCTCGTACACACAACTAGGCGTGAAGACCAGCAAGCTGTCACCAAGGTGCTGTATCCCCGTGATACCGGTCGCGAGGTCATCTATCCGTTGATGCTCTGTGCATACGAACGTATCCGCCTCGTTGTCGCTATCCGGGATGAACTCCGCATAGTTGTTCACATCACTCCATGCCACCACGTTCCGGTTGCCGACCAACCCCGCCACCACTACATGGTCGAAGAACACTGTGCAGTACCGTCCAGCCGGCACACTCGGCATATCCGTGGAGGTGATAAGCCACGGTGGGTCAGCGCTGACTGTTGGCTCAGTCTGTGTGCCGTAATTCGGCACACTCGCTACCGTGTTCGTCGCATTAACCACGATGTAGTCAAGCTCGGTCTCCAGCACTAGTCCAGTCAGCGTCTTAGTCACGGAGGCCGCTCCCTCGTACCACGAACGCACTACCTTCACACTACTACCTTTTGGAAACAGCCTGGCGTTGGTAGCGTACACCCGGTACTTCGTCCCGGTCGTCCACGTGAACGAATGCCCTAGATCGTCGTCGAAGACATACGCTCCACCTACCAGCGTGTAGAACGGCTCTGGAGCAAACGCACCATCACCAATCGACAGTGCACCATTGTGCTTTGTGAAGCACTTCCGCTGGTCCCAGAGGTTCCACGCCACCGCGCCATCCGTAAACTTCGGCTGAGAGTTGCTACAGTAGAACAGATAGTCGTTATGTCGCGCGATGGACATACGGCTCCACGGCTCACCAGTATTTGTATCCAGCACCGTAGCGGCACTTGAAGACACCTGATAGAGATTATAGTCGTCCCACGCCAACCACAGACCTCTATTCGCTGACTGGTTTGGCGCTGCCGCCACACCCTGCACCGGATAGGAGCCCACGGTAACTAGCTCCAGCAGTCGCGGAACTTGTTCCAACGACCAACCCTGCCGGATATTCCTCAACATCCGCCACTTCTGCTGGTCGAGCAAGTGCGGCGGGGTTGAGTAGTCCATCCCGCCAGACTGGCCAAGGTGGAGGGTTGGCGTGGGACTGACTAAGTCTCTTGCCATTAGTTCAGCTTGATGAGGATTACATGACCAAAGCGTGCGTTCGCTAACACGCCAGCGTAGCCCTGCCCATAAGTTGCTACAGTCACGGCTGCTGAGGCACTCTGAACTGTGAGCAAGTCGTCGATATTCAACGCAAGCGTTATCCACCCAGTCGAAGCGGTCTGCGCGCCCACCGGAGCAGACTCTATCGACCCGAACGACTTATCTACTCCACCGACTTGCAGCTTACTCTGGTGCTCATCACACGAATACCCGTTCCCGCTGAAATGCACCAGATACGTCCCAGCTTGCAGAATCTTGATGTCGTTACCGCTCACCTCTGACACTGTCTCGCCAGACACCCTGTTCCACGGTCCGCGATCAGCAAACGTGGCTGCCGTGATCGTTCCGCTCACCCGCTGATCGAAGATAGCCACTCCAGTAGAGCTTGCTGCCCCACTAGCAAAGGCGAACGTAAGCACGTTCGGCGTTCCAGCAGCGATAGTTGCAGTCAGCACCCCACCGATCTGCGCCAGCTTGTTACCGCTAGCGGTAGCCGTTCCCACGTACAGGCCAAGGTTCGCACCCAGCGTCGCGTCCTCGCTCAACTTCGTTGGCGTGACTGTCCCTGCTTCTAGCTTACTCCCGCTAACGCCAGAAATCTCATCGTCACTGATAGAGTTATCCGTCATGTGCACGAGCGCGATGGAGTTGTCCGCAATCTTTGCCCCGGTCACCGCGTCGTCTGCGATCTTAGCAGTCTCCACAGCGTCAGACGCTAGCTTCGCCGCCGTTACTTGCAGGTCTTTAAGCGCTGCGGTAAGTACTGCATTCGACGCCAGATGCCAACTGTCGATCTCGCCTGCCTTGATCTGGTCACCAGTGAGATTCCCACTTATCGCGGAGCCGGGAATTGACCCGTCTAGCACCTGATTACTACCCACACTATCCGCAGACAGTTCTCCCCCGTCACTGTGCGATACCGCAAGATACGTCAGCAGAAAGCTCTTCACCTGCCGCACCGCAGCCGCGAGGTTACTCGCCGCCTCAGCGTCCGCGGGTGTCGTGGTAACGATCTCCTTCAGCGTCGTGATTGTATTATACGTCGCCATTATTCCATGTCCACATCGTCGTCGCTAAAAGCAATCGAGCGGTTCCAGTCTTCCATAGCCTGCCACGCAGAGTCAAACGCTTCCTTACTCACCGGAATGCGTTCATCCTCCCGCATGGACAAATTCAACCACTTCACCGTCTGCATGAGCAGCAGATCGGGACAGTAGGTTAGGACGAAGTCCGTATCCTCATCCGCAGAATAATCTGCCAACCACCGGATAGCGTCCAGTTTGACCTGCACCGTTGCGCTATCTAGATAGTTTGCCGCACCGGCCGGGACGATGTACACACTAAGCCCAAATCGCACTATCGTATACCGTTCCGACAACGCGATCTCATCTGCTTCGCTAAGGTTAGTCGCTGTCGGCGACCCTGCGGCCCGCTTCACTCGCTCCACGTGCACGTCCCGACTCACAATATCAATCGGCAGCCACGCCCCACTACTCGACGCAATGAACGCTTTCTTCAACGACTTAACATCCACCCCCGTCGCCTCATTACTCTCCAACACCGCTGTTGACAACAGCGACGCACTCCCATCCGTGTTGAGCGTGATCAACACTGCTGTACGGCTCATCTCAAAGTCTTTCATACGCTCAAGCGCACGACGAGCCTGATTGATCGCGATACCGAGAATATCCGTCGTATCGCTGACGAAAGAGGCAGCAGTACGCTGGAGGAACGCAGCTGTGTACTTTTTGAAATTGCCGTATGTCATAAGAAAAAGGGGAAGGGACGCTGTCGTCCCCTCCCGCTAAGGTTAGCCGTTGTTGGCGCGTGCACCCCACGGGCCAGTCTTCGGAGCCGAGCCAGTGCTGTACTGCTTAGTACTGTTCGTCTCATTCCGCTCAGGCATGTCGTGTGCCAGGGCTGTCAACTGATTCGTCTTCGTCACCGGCGTGCCGTCCGTCGGCATGGGCTGGTGATTAACGATGTCAATGCTTCGCTTCATTAGTATCCTTTCACAGTGAAATACCCACCGCTAGTAGTAGCGGCAAGTGTCACGTCAGCCGGAGCAGACCCCGCACCGACTCCATCCATCACATACACCAGCGTACCATCTTGCGACGGCACCAGAGCGTATGCCTCGTTGTTCGCACCGTAGAGAAGAGGTGTAACCTCCTCAACCACAGTGAGACCGAAAGCGGTAGCCGGGAGGGTGTTTGTGACACCACCCCATGCTCCACCGTGTACTTCCACCCGACGCACCGTTCTCAACTTGCCAGTCACCGACCCCTCGGTCCAGGCCTTGATGGTGCGTACGTTAGTTGACGTCAGGGCAGCCATAGTCTAAGGGGTGTAGGACTGAACGTTTTTGATCAACATGTGTGATTCAGGGAACCACACCTCAAACCCGGCCTCGGTCAGATACTCATCTTTCCGGTGGTCGGCGTCGTTGGCCTGACGCTGCGTCAACAGCTTGGTGTCGCTATCCGACAACGGCCGATACTTGATGTTATTTATATCGACGATCAGCATGTTGAAGCGCCAGTCATCATCCTCGTTGAATAGAGGGTGAGTTTTGTAGTGGAGCGTGCCGAACGGCGTGACACTGGACACGATGTCCATCCCATAGGTTTCAGTCATCGGCAACTTGCTGTTCAAGTTGGTCTTCGACTTCCACATCTGGTTGAGCGCCAGCAAGGCACCATTCCCGCACAACACCAGCTTCTCATTCGAGACGTTGTTCGTCTTCCGGAAGGCCCGTTCGACGTAGCCGTCGTACGTGTCCTCGTCAATCGTCCCACCGGTGTTCTCGATGATACGCTTGTTGTCATCACTGTCAGCAGTGATCGCTGTGGAGGTTGCACCCCGGTACGGACTCGCGGCCATCTCCCACTGTTCCAGGTAGTAGAGCAACCCGCCAGTGAGCGTCTGAATCATACCCTCGCCGGTCGTGGCCACCGCCTCGTCACCAGAGCTGATCGGCTTGGTGTAGCTATCCTTCTTGCCGAACATCAACGCCATCTCCATGTCGACCATATGGTCGAGTGCGGCGATCTTGGCTTTGTGCTTGTACGGTCCGCTCTTGTCATAGTCCAGCGGTGCCTTGATCGCTGTGCGAGGCAGGCTGAACGGTGTCCGGAAGATCTGTGTGAGGTTAGTGAACTTCGTAGGAAGCTTCACATACTCACCAGTCACGTTACTACGGCCCTGTGCGAACGAGGAGCCGATGGCCCGGAAAGCCCGGTCGACGTTTTCGTTCGTGATACCATTAGTGAGGGCTGTATACCCATCCAGCACACGCACCTTGATCTTGTTCGGAGTCCCACTACGGTCCGTGATGGCCGTGACCACGCCAGTGACACGGTGCGTAGCAGCACTAGTGTCGAGTAGCGAGATCTCAACCACCTTCCCCTCGCGGAAGATCGTGGCGTCGTCGACGCAGAAGATGTACTCCGTATCAGCCACCAGCGTAATCGGATCACCAGCATCCGCGTCAGCCGCTGACTTGATAGGACCCTTAGACGAACCCTGACTCGCCGTGAGGGTCTTCGGTAACGTGTACCGGTACTCCCAGTGGCTGAACTCAGGATCGTTTGTGTACTCCTCACTCATGAGACTCAATAGTCCCATAAGTGGTGCTTTACCCTTCGGGTAGCTGTACTGAACAGACCGACGGTAGTTCTTACTCCGATACGCCTCGTAATCGGCAGTAGACGATAGACCAAAGATGGCCATAAGCTACTCTGTTAGTCGAAGAAGATAGAGCTGACCTGTCGTTCTTCCTCAGAACGTTTGGTCCCCACCTTCTTTCCACCAGTACGCCCTCCCGACAGCATGGTAGGCTTCTTCCCGGTAGTAATGAGCTGTCCGTTACCACCGATCATGCGAGCCTTGACAGCCCGACTCTGCTCGGCAACTAACGTGAACGCCTGTTCAGGCGTAAGTTTACTGAAATCTGTCCCTTGCGCTTGCATCTGGTTGAACACGGCCTCGACGACCGGTTCTGCGCCCACGAGGTCCTTGTGCTTCGCGAAGAACTGCTTTTGCAAGTCAGCCCGGCGAGCCTGCTCCACATACGCACGAATCGGTGAGAACTGTTGTTCAAGCTGCCGGCGTAGGTGCTCGTTATGCACAGCCGCTGTTCGAACAGCCTCCCGCACGATACGAGCCTTCAAGTCGTTGAAGTGCTTCGAGGAGGCTGGTGGTAACCCTAACGCTTCAAGGTCATCCTCACCGACGTTGAATCGGCCTAGCAGTTCATCCACCTGCTCCGGCGTCATCTGTGGGGCAGCAGCCGCCTGTGCTGGTGGCTTTACTGCACCGACAATCGCAGCGATTGACTCAGGGGTGAGAGATACTGAGGCGGGAGCTTTGGCTGCGCCACCGCCTTCTTCCCCACCTTCTCCGTCTCCTTCCACACCTTCTCCAGCAACAACCACTTCGTCTGGCTCGTCTCCCGCCTCAAACAACTCTTCATTACGTTCTTCTTCACTCATGTCAATTTTGCTACATTGTTAATAGTCTCGACCAGCCACAAACACTCATCATGGCGGCCTAACACTTTTTCTCGCTCTAATATACTGCCAGGATCGCTGAGTTGCATGGTCATTGCGGTATTGAGGTACCGTCGCTTTCGTTCACTCGCTATGCGGTTTACCTCTTTCCACAACCTAGACCGTAGGACGGCCTGTGCCTCTTGACGCGCCTCCTGCGGGTCCATTCCCAACTCCTCGATTTCCGCCAGCACTTCCGGGTCCAATGCCATACTGTTGCATTTGGGCTTGTAGTTCTTGTTGCCGCAACGCGTCAAGTTTGAACCGCTCCGGGTTCCGTATGCCGCGTAGCATTAACCATTCTTTCATGATCTCGCGAGGATCGTAACCCAGGAAAGCAATACTCTCCGGGTTCGCTCCAAGGAACTGCAAGAACTCTTGCAGCGCCTGTGCTTGCGCACCACGCTCCGACGGCAGCGTGCCATCGAAAACCTCAAAGTCATAACTGCCCATGAGCGACCGGCCCGTGACTGTCTTGAACCGAGCATACTCACTAGGATCACTCAACTCTCCCCGCACCTCGACGAACGTCTCCACATCAAGCCACTGCTTGAGGTTCTTCAACATCATACGAGCCATAGGCTCTAGCGCACCCCGGAAGAGCAGCATCCCGTGCATCTTCAGGCGCATAGCCGCACCGGCATTGACATTCCTTGCCTCTAGCGCACTTCGCCGGCCAGGACTAAACTGCCCCATAGCGTTGTCGCTAATACCAGAAACGATCTGCGCTAGATCGTACATCTGTTTCGCATCGCCCATATGCGCGCCAGTGACATCACGCACTTCCAACTGCTTTACCGCCCGACTGATGTCCGTGCCTTGTGCGCTATTCCGCAGCCGCACTACGTTCTTCCGCTCCAGCAAATCGCTAACCTCGATAGCACTCCCGTCCACAATCAACTGGTTGTTGATCACCTTGCGAACGTTGGCCACATGACTAGAGATCAGCCATGAAGCGGTGTCTTGCAACGGCTTGATGTTATCGCTCAGCGAGCTGGACACCATCTCCTCATCATCTGGCGTGAACTCGCCCACCACATAGCTATACTGTCCATGCGGCTGAGCCAACGGCTCGATACTGATGATGCGGTTGTCGTTCGCATACCAAATCTTGTACTTGACCGGGTAGTCTTGCGTGCCAAGCGGCTCCTTCTCGATTAGAAACTTGCTGGGGATTAGCGTAGCTTGCACCTCAGTGATGATCACCGGGCCAGTGCCTTCCTTGTCCGGCGTACGCTGAATGTCCTCATTCTTCTGTAGCCGTAGCACTCTCCGGTCCCCATAATCAACCGTCTTCGGCAGCCGCTCAATATGCTCCACACCCACCACTTCATCCCGCAACTCCATGTCGATAAGCGACTGCCGCGTCATAACGATCTCGCTCGCCACAAACTCACCCTCCTGCATCTGACTCAGTGGGAAGTTGGGGTCAGGGAAGAAGCTATACGGCGAGATCGTCTCGATCTTGTTTCCAGCACGGACCTTGATGCGCTCAACAACGGTCACTGGCTCCGCGGTCCCGATCTCCTGTCCAGCAATACTCACCGGGTCGGCCTCTTCCACCCGCTCGACTTCCTCAAACTTCTCCTCCCACGTGACCTTCATCACACCGATGCCATACTTCGCGACGTTCAGCAGAAACTTGTACAGCTTCATCTCGAACACGTTGTCACGCAGATCCCTCGCGATGGTCGCCTCCGCGAGCGCAGCCGCATCGGCGTCTTCCTCGCCGGTCGGCACCAGCTCGAACAACCTCTCCCGCTGAAGATACAGTGTCATCAAGAACGAGACGAAGGTCTCCACTTGCGCAAACGTCAGCGGGATGGCCTGTCGGGTAGGCTCTTTCCGTTTCTCTGCCGCGAGGTCGTCACGAGTCTTGTCTACTCGTGCACGAAAAGCGGCGTGGGAAGCGTCCCACTCCTCGTACCGTTCCGACATCACAGCACGACTCTCGCTGACTTTCTCCTTACACCAGTCTAGCAAGTCGTCATGCCAACCGGACGGCCGTGGCTTTTCTAAGTCCGCTATGAATACTTCAATCGCCATACTCTTCCATCGGTTGGAAACTTACTATGCCACATTAGCATAGCTTTGTGAGGTGTGCAAATCATTAAAGAGGTTGCTAACAACCGCGATTGCGTCTGCGAACGGGGCACGCTGACCGTAGCCAAAGCTAGTCAGCAGTTCGTCTGTCTCACACCACAGATTGCCTTCGCTCCAGCACAGCACTCTTGCCTTGTGTCTGTTGTCAACAAAGCGATCTAGCTGCTTGTCATGCCCGGCAGGAAATGTAACCAGGTAGTTCTTCGCCTCACTCAACGTTTTGCAGAACACTCTAATCGGCTTGTCCGCGTCTAGCACCGTGTTACCGTACTCTGCTTTACCCATATGCTCTATCGTAGAAATGTTGAGCACGTTTAGGCCGGTGTAGTCTACCGTCTCTGCATCCACGTTCAACACGCCGGCTCGCTTCTCGCATAAGTCGTAGCACATGTGGCCTACTACTCCATACGCCGGCAACACAGCACCCACCTCCACGAACTCTGGACACTTGTCGACGAACCAATTCGCCAACGCAACTTCCACTGTCCGCTCGCTGTTAATGCGAGTTCGAAAGTAGTACGGTAGCTCTACTCCGTCTATCACGAAAGTCTTCATGCTACTTTACGAAAAGCTCTCACTCTAGGAGTGGTTGGGATATGTTCGACCAACATAACGAACGTCTGTTCAAACGCATCAATGGCTATCTTCGGTATATTCATGGCCTCATGCCCCCACGTATAGTCGTCGAACACTAGCACACCGCCAATCCTACACACGCGGTACGCCTGCACAGCATCGTGCATCACGGTTGCGGTGGCGTGCGAACCATCCACACACACCACATCGAACATATTCGCTTGCAGTTTCGGAAGCTCTTGCCATGACGAGCCGACTAGTGTCTGAATCTTATGCGAGCACTCCAGCGTGTTCTCCGTAAACCGTTCAAACAACCCACTACCGTCAAGTCCGTCACCACCCTCAAAGTGGTCCACAGCCACCAACAACTCTAGCTCTGCACACCACTCACAGAAGAACAGCGTAGACCGACCCTCGAACACGCCAACCTCTAGCACAGTCTTTGCGGTCTTCGGTACTACAGCCTCCATATCAGGCCGCATACCGGCGAAGAAGTTTTGCGTAAACGTCATAACATGATAGGTGCTATCACGAAAGTCTTCACAACTGCACCACTCCCTTCCGTGCAAACAACGTTGTCTGTGTTGGTATCAGGTTGCCAGCTTGCCGAGAGTCGAAACGTTTCATACCGTGAAAATCGTGCCGACTCCACTCATCACTCATTGCGGCGTTGATCCACGGAACGTACGACTCTCGTTCTGTGTCGTCAATAATGACTATCTTCTTCGCGAACTGAGCAGCGCGCAGAGCACACTGTGGCCGCCATGGATCGTGCCCGTCACAGATGACTACATCATACTGCATATTCAGCGCGTTGACATACGCCACTTCGTCGCGATACAACGCATCTGCGTACTTGCCGAAATCTGGGCTATGATCCACACTAGTTACCGTATAGAACATCCGCCAGAAGTCAGTGCCGTAGCCGCTGCCGTACTCAAACAGTGTATCGCCTTCGCACCTAGTAGACAATAGCACGCTAACCGCTTCGAACGATAACCAAGGTAAGGGAGAAGCTGTAATCATAACGTGACGGGGGCTCTCCGCTGACAGGGAAGGCTGGTGAACGCTGTCGGATTGTCCGCTAGCCACTGCCTCCGTGGCTTAACAATCCCGTTGTAGTGCCACAGCGTAGCGTCTACGGTGACGAACGGCATTGGCTGTCCATTCGCTTGCGTAGCAATGCTATGTAACGCCTGTGGAGGGTAGACAGCGTTACGCCGGTTGTAGAAGCGAAGCTGCGAGTCTGGGTACCACAACTGTACACCCATACGGTGGATATATCGGCTGTAACTAACAAGATTCAGCCGTGTCAGCACAGCAGGCTCGTCCAGCGACCTAAACAAGTTCTCGTCTGCCTCCAACACCTCATCTGCGTCAAGCGTCAGCACCCAGTCATGGGCTAACTTAGTCATCGCGGTGTTGCGCACAGTCGGCTCGTGCCAAGCTGCAGTGTACGGCACACCACTCTGCGGCCACACCTCTAGCCGGACTCGTCTATCGATACTAGCTATCTCCGTGACGATATCGCGTGTGCAATCACTACTCCCACCGTCGATGACTAGCAACTCATCCACATACCGCAACACGCTGTGTATCGCATGTCGGACGAACGTCGCCTCGTTCAGCACCAGCATATAGCTAGACACACTTTTCATAGCTTCCTCCACGCGCGCCAGTCACTGTGCAACAACTCTGCCTCCCGCCACATAAACTCCTCAAAACCCTCCGCGACAAACTCTGGTTGCGTGTCACTGACCAGCCTGTCGATGAACGCGACGTCACCTTGCCCTTGCAAGGTGGCTGCACCGAAGAGGCGGAATCGGGCGTTGTGTAACGAAAGGAGGCCCTCGGTAGTCATATCAGTTTGGCGAAATTACGGTACATCAGATCAGCAGTCATGTGCTGCACCGCCATGTGGGCTTTCAGTCCACGCATCATGGCGTCGTACGGGTCAGCTGCTGCCTTGTTCATTGCAGCGACCATGTCGTCTAGCGAAGGGACGGTCCAGCGGCCACTAGCGTGGTACTCATCGTCAGCCTTCTCCATACCATATCGAACAGCATACCCATGCTCATTACCTTTGAAGAATTCTCCCATCCCGCCATACGTCGTTCCAATCACCGGCCTACCGCACATCATAGCCTCGTGCTGGTGCCATCCCCAGCCCTCACTCAACGCACCAGAGACGTAGCAGAAGCTATGTGCGTACAAGCGCATCATCTCCTCCACCGGCACCTGTTGCTTGATGATCTGCACTCGGGGGTGAGAGAACTCCAGCGGGTCACATTCGGCTGCTTTAATGACTAGTCGTGTATCAGCATGCCGCTCCGCGTGCCCGAGAAACGCTGCTATAACGTTGCCAACACCCTTCCGCCTATTTCCACTCCAGCACCGGCCCGCCGTGAGGAACGTCTTCCCGACTGGCATCTCTTTCGAGAGGACGTACCGCTTATCTACACCCAACGGCATGATAGCTATCGGTACACTTACTCCGCTCTGCTCCATTACACGCTTGCCCCATGCGGTGAACGTGATGACTTTCTTCGCTTCATTCAGCCACTTGACATCTCTCGGATGCAGTTTGTCCGTCTCCCACACTGTCACGACTGTCGAGCCCTTCGCGTGCGTTTTATAGTACGGCCACCCAATCGGGAACACGCACACGTTCTTCGCTTTCGGCTGCGGCTGTCCAGCCTTCGTCTTCAACCACTTTGGACAGGCTGGGTGCAGTAGCCTGTCAGCTACTCCGCCATTATCCTGCACCACCGCCACCACGTCATGCCCAGCTTTCAACAACGCCTCGCAGACGAACTTACTCGTCAAGCCGAAAGACGTGCTCTGTTCGTAAGCACCAAAAACATTATACCTCATACTCTATCTTTCACAAATTCATCGAAAGGTGTAGCTACTCGCTTCCGCAACGCAGCCCATTCGTCTTTCGTAGGGTTGTCCGCCTCCATTAAACGGTCAATCGCACGTACCGCATACGGCACACCGTGCTTGATCGCCAGCGTGGCGAAGACTACAGCTAGTTCTTCCATGCCGGTACCTCCACAAACTCCCGCACAATCTGCAACACAGCTTCCGCAGCGTTCAGCACCTTCCCGGTCGCCGGGACAACTTCCCAGTCCCGGTCAGCGACGCTGACCGCCGACAGCATCACAATCTGATAACGGATGTAGGCAGCTTTCAACTCCATCCGTACCGCCATCCCGTCACCTGTCATGGCGACATAGTTGTCGTACGCGATGAGTCCGCTCTGCACAACGTCAACCACCTGCGTCAACGTAACGAAGGCTTTCCGCTTAGGCGTTGCTTGGCAGGCGGCTAGCACCGCCACCAACAGTATGCTACACGCTAGGTTTTTCATGATTACCCACCTGTTTCTGGCCGAAGTAGAAACCGAGCACAAGTATCGTCGCTCGTTCCAGCATTTCGATTTGCTTTGCGTATACGCAGACAACACAGAAGGAGCACACGACGACTAATGCAATCCACGCACGGATGCTAACTCCGACGAAGTGGCTTTCGTTCATGGCTTTGTCATTATCCACGCATGGATGAACGGAGACACGAACACCAGCACTGCCAACATGCCGGAGAAATATGCCTGCTTCTGGTCAAGCGTGTGTATTTGTTTTGTGTGTGACGCAAGTCTTGCGTCTATACTAGCAAGACTTCCGTTGACAGTTTTGCGGTGATCTTCTAACACTGCTACTCTTTCCTCGTTAGTTGGTGCCATATTGTTCCTATCCCAAGGTTACACCGAGTTATTTCCTACACTCCGAAAGCCCGCCGCCTTCGCCGTCCGATCACCAGCCCAAGCAATCCAAGCCCTACCACCATCGCCCACGCGCCTGGTTCCGGCACGCCAGGTTGAAACATACTCAACCGGACAGGTTTGCCGGGTAGCCCGTAGCCAAAGTCACTCGCGCTTGCGTCAACAAATACCTGCACCGACCAGCCATCCGGTGTCTCCACCAGTGGGCCAACGGCTCCGAGTCGCCAGATTGACAGACGAGGCTGAAGTACTACGAAATCCAATTGATCCGGAGCACCTTTGTAAAGGACCAGACCAGGCCAATTCGGATAATCCCCATCATCGGTCTGATCGTAGGTGACGCCGAATATCGTCATTGTGAGCGTCACTGGAGCGATCAGCGACCAGCCTGGTTCTTGCCACGGCACCGCCTGCGCCGCGTCGTAGCTGACCGTGATGGGAACGGCCAGGGTGCCGGTCTCCGTGTGGAGTCGGCCGTTGATGTTGAGAGTCGCGGCCTGCATTGCGAATGCCGCGAACAGTGTGATTGCGAGTAGTATTTTCTTCATGTTACGTAATTAGGTTCATTTGCCTCAGAATGATCTCCAGCACGGCTCTGACGTCTTTGTCGTTCACCTTGGCCAGCAGCGACGGCAGCCCGGCCTTCGTGGCGTCCAACTCGATCTTCTTCACCGCCTTCAACGCGTCCCTCTCGCCCGTGTCCTTGCGCGGGCTGGCGCTGATCTGGATGACCGTGACCACCCCGTCTATGATCGTCTGCTCGTAGTCGTGAGTGACCGATGCCGGGAAGATGATGCTGGGCGTTTCAATTCCATCCCGGAACTCCGCAGGCACCGGCTCAACCACGGGCATCAGTTCCGTGACCAAGTTCACCAGCACGCTCTTGCCGTCCGGGCTGATCACCCTGTCGGCGCTGACGATGCGGTGGCCCGTCTGTATTGGTTCGTCCACGCCTTGGCGGTACAGCTTGATGCCGTTCAGCACCGCGTCCGTGGCCTTGTGGTTGATGACGACTGTCTCGCCGGCCAGCGTGATCGTGCTGCTGGTCACGCGAGTGGGCGGGGTTTCGTTGTGGTTCCAGATCATAGTTACAATGTGTTGACCGTCCAGAAGGGTTTCGTTGGATCGCTATTCGGCGACCGGTAAGCCTGTAAGTTGGTCTTGTCCACCAGCCCGGCAGCGGATGGAGTTCCACTCCCAGCGTAGTCGATGTCGATGGTGCGCTCTGCCCGCGGCTTGGCTGCGTCTCGGTTTGCCCAGAACGCGGCCAGGATGTTGTCCAACGACGCTTGGGGCAGTGGTTGGTTGATGAGGAAATAACAGAGCCCGGTCGGCAATGCTGCCGTCGCGAGCGCCATCGTGCTGCTGGCACTGCCGAGCGAGACGTAATTGGCGACGCTTGGGATGCCAGATAGTTCGCCTGACAGGGTGTTCGAGCCCCAGACGACCAGATACGTTATTCCAGTGGGCAGTCCGCTAACATCACCCGACACGGTGTTGGAGCCAATGACGAGCAGATACGTCAACCCAGCAGGCAATCCACTAACGGCACCTGACAGAGTGTTCGTGCCATAGACGACCAGAACCGTCAACCCAGTGGGCAACCCGGACACGTCACCCGACAGGGTGTTCGAGCCAATGACGTACAGATACGTCAACCCAGTGGGCAACCCGGACACGGCTCCCGACAGAGTGTTGTAGCCCCAGACGTTCAGATACGTAATCCCCCTTGGAAGATTCGCAACATCCCCACCGTAGAACGTATCGCCCGTGCTGGTCCACGACGTGATTGCCCCGTCGAATTTCACATCGCGCTCTGCTCCGCTCGCGTACGTGTGAGAGACGGTCGTGTTCGTGCTCAGGTTCAGCGTGTAGCTGTTACTGAGCCCGTCACCCCAGTAAATCGTCAGAGCGCCAGGCCCCTTGAGGTTGATGTCGATCTCCGTCGATGACGCAGGTTGCACCACGTAAGGCAGCGGTGCGCCCCCCATCATCCCCGCCTGTTGTCTGCGAGTGCTCATCAGACTGCCTCCGCGCACGAGGTGTACAGATACATCCCATTGTCCTCGATGTTGATCTGGACCAGAGCCGTTGCCAGCGGCGCGAGGTCCGTCAGCGCCTTCGGTGTCCGCCCTGCCATCGAGGGCTGAGCGACCGCAAAGAGGGATGCATTCATCAACTGCAACCCGGCAATCCCTTTCGCCGTCAACGTGGTCACGAGCGTCGTGATGGCCCCGGCGATGACCGTGCCAAAGTAGGCCGCGCCGGGGATCAACGAGAGGGACACGGAGCCGGTCAGGTTGCCATAATAGTACATCAACCTGTAATTGTTGCAGACCCAGCCATCCCCATTATCGACATACTCGCCCGGAGCCGCTCTCGCCGTGTTGTCCGCGGCGGTGAGTCGGTAGATGGTATCAACCAACGGCGATGCTGGCAGTGCCGTGACCGACAGCCCTCGAATGTTGTAAGATGTTGCGCTCATGTTATAGACTCCCGTAGCTGATCAGCACCCAGTCGGTTGTTCCGGTATCCCATTGGAATCGCGCCCAGCTATCTGCCGGCACGGTCTTCAGCAGGCCGCCGTTGGCGTTTACAGCCAGCGATGCCGTGGCGCTCTGGTTCACGACATGGAACAGGTCCCCGTTCCGTGCCGACGTGTCTTGCAGGTCGAAGATCGGCGTGCTCGCGACCGAGGATGCGACCTGCACGGGATTGTCCGTGCCAACGGTCAATGTCTTCGTCCCGCTTAACGCGGCCCTTGTCAGCATCGGCGCAGCGACAACACCCAACTTCGTCCGCGCCGTAGCGGCGTCAGGCTGTCGCGGCCAGTCCGACATGAATGGAGTTGGAGTCCAGAACGGCTGAGCGGCTGTGCTAGCGCACAAGCCAAGCAAACATAGTAACTTCTTCATAAGATCAGTACCAGCGAAGCCAGGAGAATACCTCGGCGTTAGTGCCATTAACATAAAGGTCGTTCATATCACCCACGCCGAGAGGCGGTGGGTCGAAAGTGTACCATACGCCTGCGACGATCGGTAGCGGCTGCGCGACAGAGTCGCCTAGCGTAGCGTCTACATTACCGGCTGTTGAGAGGATGTGCAACTTCGAGTACAGCTTCGAGGTAGCGCTGAACACCTTCGCTACTCCGCTAGCAGTGAATGTTCCCGTCTCGATGCTGAACGCTGTGGCGCCTGCGCTCATCACGACCGGCACAGCCAAGCTGGTTCCACCAGCAAGCACAGCCCCACTCACTGCTATCGCGCCGTTCGTGTCTCCGCTAACCACCACACCAATCACGTTGCCACCCGTGCCTGGCTCAGTCGCCACCACGACCACCACGTTACCGTAGTACATCGCGAAGAACGTCCTGAACCCGTTCAGGTTGTTATGCGTCTTGAGGTACTTAATCGGCGTGCTGTTGATGCACTCGCATAGCGAGCGGGCGCATAAAGCTGCGTTGCTGCCTGTGAAGTTCGCCGCGCTGGCGAAGTCATCGTTGAAAATGAAAGCGACACCGCCTATCGTAACGGTTGCATCCGTGACCGGCACCGCGTTAAACGTAACCGTCCCTGTTGCTTGTTGGCCGAATGGCCGGTAGTACTCTACATTGGAGTTCATAATAATACTCTCCTGTGCTACGCACTAAGAACCCAGAATTAGGCCAAGTGCGATAAGATCACTTCGTAGCTGGTTGGACAGCCGGACGGCTGTCACTAGGCCGGCGTCAACAGCCTGTACCTCCGCTTGAGTAGGTGGGTTAGAGATGGACTGTGTGACGTAGACAGCTACTGCCTGATCGGCATGACTCTGCTGTGTAACACGTGCATACTTCCCACCGCTCTCTTTGTAGATCGTTGCTTCTCCACTCATAACGTTAGATTTAGCTCAAGGTCCAGGCTGTCGTCAAAGTCGGCTGTAGACAACGATGCCAAGGGCATCGGGTCAGGCCACCACTCCTCGGTCTCCGTGCCAGGCTCACACCACCGTGGATTGTCAATCTCCATCCGGTAGAGATTCTCCATCATGTGGTCTTCGGTGTCTATCGGTTTGTTCGTTCCTTTCGGGTCCCAGCAGTAGCGTTTGATCTCCCACAACGTGCGCTTCATCAGCGGGGAGAAGTGCAACCGGGGCGGCAACTCTCCTAACGACTGCTTCACCTTAACAATCCCGCCAGAGAGGTCTTTACTGCTACGTAGCACCGGCAAGCCGGCCGCGGCAAACTCACGAGCCACGCTAGTCACCTTAGAGATAGGGTCAAGCACCCAGGCAGCAGGCTCCACCTTGATGGTGCCCATCTGGTAGCCTACCGTGCGCTTCTTGATCTCCCCGCTTAGCGCGACAATCGAGAGCTGAGCGAATATCTCGTCATAGTAGAAGCGGTGGCCAGTCGGGCTGACAGCGCAGAAGAGCACCGCGTGCGGGACCTGTGGGTGTGTGTCTATACGGACGTAGATCGTGTAGTCGCGAGGAGGGCGGTCGTACGCTGTCCAACCGAGCGGTAACGTCTTCAGCACGTGGAAGTCTGTAGTGAACTGCTTGTACACCAGCCCTGCCATATGAAGCGGCTTACCGTAGAGACGGCACTCCTTCTCGTCGTCGTCTAGCAACAGCTCGAACTCCTTGATAGCTTCGAGAGTGTTATGCGGGTTGTCGTAAATGGAGCCGTACTCGTACCAGAAGTCGTTGTCGATGAAGTAGTCTACGATCCACGGCTCACTGATCGCCGTGAGGGTGAACCATGCGAAGCCCTTGCGGTCTACGAGGCCGCGGGCAGCAGCAGTGAACATCTTCTGGGGGCATGGCTCGTCGACGTGGATGAAGTCCCAATCACTGCTTTCCGTGCCTAGTGGGTTGTTCTGGAACGACTTGACTGTCTCAAAGCGGAGCAACGACTCGTTCTTGCATAGTAGGAAGTCTATAACTCCGTTCGAGGAGCGTGTCTTCTTCTTGACGAACCCGCGAGGGAGCATACTCCAGATCTTGCCCGGCTTAACGCCGCCTTCTTCTGTCCAAATCTCGCCGACTTTGTCCCAGTCCGCACAGATCACTAGCCCCTTCACCGGGCGTTGTGGTATCCCCAGCCGCCTCGCCGCGTCTGACTGAGGATACCACGCCCGTTCACCACGCAGCCACGCTCCGTCTTCAGCTGCACCGAGATGGCTCTTCCCGAAGCGGTTACCAGCAAACACCGCTCTCCGACTGTGGCCGCCGGCGCGGTGGAAGTCGTCTTGCTTAGCGTGAGGGGAGTAGAAGCGGACAGGGTCAGCCTTAGCGGCTGCGAGTAGTTTCCGCTCCATCCGTAACGCAGCTTGCGCGGCGAGTATAGCCTCTGGGTTACACGCTTCCATTCGCTGTTCGCTTGTTGCGAGAACGCCCCCTACTGAGCGCCTTGCGAAGTCTAATTCCGCTTCGCTTCATCAGTTCAGCCTCCCTAGCAGCCGTGCAGACTCAGCCCGCACAGCTTGTGTCTCCCGCTCAAGCGCGTCAAGATCGCTCGGCATCTCCACCTCTGCGATCTCCGTGCGTTGCGTCGGGCGGCCGAGGAACCGGTCTAGCAGAGCGTTGCTCGCCGCGAGTCGTTCACGGCGATTCGCCTCACCGTCATCACGGATCTCGACCAGCGTCTCAATGCTCGGCATGCACTCCGCACGAAGCACTTCCGCTAGCACTTGATCGTCCTTCTTCAGCAACGTCAGCATGAGCGTTCTCGCCCACGGTTGGCGGAGGACGTAGCCTACAGTAACAGCCGTGTAGCCGGTCATCTCCGCGATCTCCCTGGCGTTATACCCACGAGCACGTAACGACACCATCAGCCGGTGGTGCGGCTGCTCCCGTTGGAGTGTCACGCCGGTGCCGTCAGGCGTGATGGCATTGTCGTTGAACAGCTGGTCGTCCAGCGCGGAGTAGTCGTCAGAGGCTTTCGCCACAGCGGCTGCGGTCGCTGCGCGTTGCGCATCGGTGAGCTTTGGCCGTCCCCGTCGCTCGCCTTGTGCACCACGGCGTTCCGCATCTGATGCGGTGGCACACAACGTCTGCTCGCGAGCAGGTTCCAAGAAGGCCGCTATGGCGTTTGCTTCGTGGTCCTCTTGCATAGCGGTTGGTTCTCGACGAACGCCTTCGCCTCGTCCGATAGCGTTGGCGGTGCTGTGCTGACAATGACTTTTATGCGTGCATACTACCACAGCGCGAAGCGGCCTGCAAATCATTTCGCTGGCCGCAGTACGCTCCT